TTGAACCATGCGATCTTCATGTCGTCTTCGCTATAGACTTTTTTCGGCGCTTCTTTAGCACCAGTCTGGGTGTCGAGCCATCTTTTAAACTTTGTGTGATTGTTCATATCTATACCCATTGAGAATTGTTCTTTCTATTTTTATAGTTTCAGAATTGATGTGTCGCGTGTTAGTGATGTTTTTAATGATTCTTTCAACATCATCAAAGTCGTCAGGATTTAGAGACTCAATACCCATTTCCCAAATTGCGGCAATTACTTTTGCTTCTGTGTGTTTACTTAATAATAATTTACTTACATCTATTCTCCTATCCTTTGTTCGTGATGTTTAATTTTATCTTTGTACTTCTTCCTAATTTCTTTTATATCGTCTAGCGTGTAGTTCGCTGCTTCGTGTGGGCCTTCTAGCCAGTCTAATTCTTTTAGGCCGATTTTATTTATTAAGCTTTTTCTATACATTAGAATATTGCCGGACTGTTCAAGGTTGCAGTTTTTATTACATTGCTTATGCACGTTTATTTCACAGAATCTTAACTCTGGATTTGCACCTACAGTCTTATAGTGACCAGCACAGTATTCAACATTTGCCGTTGTACCGCAACTAATGCAAGGGTTTAATTCATCCCTTAGCCTAATGTACTTATTAAATTCGGTCTGTGTTAATTTAAGTTGGTGCGATCTACTATTATCGTTCACCTCTTTTTTCATTTTACGCGTTTCAGCTTTGTACTTAATCTTTTGCTTTTGCTTAACTATCTTTAACGCGCATGTAATTGAACAGGCTTGCTGTGTTGATTTCCACGGCGTATATAAAGCTTTGCAATCTAAGTTTTTACACTTCTTTTGCTTTAATGCTTTAGCGCGTAGGGTTTTACTCATTACTTATCTCATCTTCAAAGCAATGATTTAAAAAACTCAACGCATGTTTACCAACTAGCCAAGCATTGTCATCCTCAAAAAATCTTTCGCCAACTGTACGCATATTGTAATCTTCTTTCCCTTTATCAAAAAAAGCTATTACATAACACGAGCTAATTTCTTGCCATTTTACAAGCTCATGGCTTTGGTTGTGCTCACTCCACCTAAATTCTATATTGCCGTATCTCATTATTTACCCCTTCGGCGGCTTTGGGCTTGGCATCCAATGCGTTATTCCGATGTTGTAATCTTCGCAAGTGTCTCTATCTTCAAAAAAACAATTGCCATACTCAGGGCAAACATAAGCATAAACAAAATCTAACCATTCATAGCTCTCACTTTTAACAAAAACCAATACATCCTGCGATTCTTCAGGCAACCTATCATCTACACTTATCCATTTACTCATTACTTACCCCTCACATAATTAATTATAAATTTACACACTGTATAACTGATAATTCCCATTGCTATAAAAGCGATTGCAAACACTTGAGCGTTAATGTCTTCAAAATAGAAGTTGAATCTGACCGTGTTCATGTATGCGCCCTATCAATAAATCTGTTGTTAGCTTGCTGTGTGCGGTACACCTCGACTTTGAGCTGCGCTGCTACCATCATCCATTTAAAGTGCTCCTCTTGCTCTACTGCTGACTGAAGGTCTGTCAGTAGTTGTAAATATTCATCGTGAGCATAAGCATAGGACTCTTTAGACTGAATAGTGCCTGTCGGTGCGTCATTAATCAGCAAAGCCTTTTTACTTTTTCTAAACTGTTCTAAGTAAATCCTAGCCGCTTTAGCCGCTGCCAATTCTGGTGCGTGGACTCGGATATAATCTAAAGCCTTGCTTATGTTAATGCCTTCGATCTCCTCACTCATACATCACCTCGTTGCTTGTCTTTCGCTAACTGCTGCAAGACCTGAATTTCTAACTGTAATAATTCAGCTTCTTCTAGTGCTAGCTGCCATGCTTTATAATACATGTGGGCTAGGTCTTTCCACTCAATGATTGTTGTTTTATCGTTCATTAGATTAGCTCTCGTTGTCTTTTTTGTTAAAGTCAAAAAGCCATGCAAACAATGCAAGTATAGCAATCGCTGCAATAATTAAAATTGTAACGGCTATAATTGTAATGTTCATCTTGATTGCTCGCCACATTTCATTTCTTTCTAGCCTCATTCATTAAATCACAAATCTTCTGTGTTGCTTCTTCGCCCCTGTGCTTGACTAGCATAGGCCGCATAATATTAGTCCACCATGCTCGGCCCATTTCGCCTTTAGCCGATACCCGCCTTAAATGCTCTCGTATCTCGCATTCTAGGCGGTAAGCTTCGGTCATGTTGCTCACTAAAAAGGGATTTCTTGATCAAACACATCATCTACAGGCTGGTTATTAGCTGGCTGTGGTTGATGACTTGGGTATTTATCTGGTTGAGCAGCTTTAGCCCCATCATCCTGCTTACCGCCTAACATTTCCATTTCATTGGCTACTATCTCAGTGCTGTATTTATCGTTACCTTCTTTGTCTTGCCATTTTCTAGTTACAAACTTTCCGTTAATGTAAACCTGTGATCCTTTTGTTAGATACTGACCACAAATTTCAGCCAGTTTCCCAAAGATCACAACATTGACCCAATTGGTTTGCTCAACCTTCTGGCCTTGCTTATCCTTGTAATCATCACCTACAGCAATACCAAAGTTAGCCACCGCATTACCGTTAGGCATGTTTTTTATTTCTGGGTCTTTACCAAGCCGTCCAATAAACGAGCATGAATTTAAGTTTCTAGCCATCTTACTATCCTATTTAATTATTTAAAAAATTTATCAAAGCTCATTTGCATGTAATACCATACCCATGTTCCGATAATGTAAAGCATACACCCACCAACCATTCCCCAAAACGGCAAAGTTACCCACCACCAAGACCAATCGATTATCGTTGACAATTTTAAAGCGCAAAGTATTACACCTGTAAATATTGTTACTGTAAATAATATTGGATTCATCTTATTTCTCCTGTTCGGCTTCATGCTGATCTAAAAATTGAAGTTGTATCTGCAAGCAATGTATTGCTTTTTCTACGTCTTCGCGGTGTGTTCCTTTATTTCGGTTAAGGTATTTCAAGACTTTTACATAAACTGAATGCTGTATTGCATAATATCCAAAATTAGCATATGCAATTTCAAATGGCTGCAAACCTTGAGTATTGTAGTGATCACCTCCTATTTGCGTGTCTAGTGCGTTGGGTATATCGTCGTTAAAATCTAGCAATGCTTCGTTGTCTTTCATGTTGCCCTCTTCAATAAATGTTGCTTGCCCAGATAAAAACAGCTTATTGCGTCAAAGTTAATCTTTCGTTCTATATGTCCCAGCTTAATTAAAGCACCTCTATTTCTTGCTTTAGTCGCGCACTCATTTGAGCATTTTTTAATACGATTATAATTACTGTTTGACTGGTCTTCTTTGCGCGGAATGTCTTTGCCACAATCTTCTTCATCGCATTGATTAAAATATGACTTGTCTGCTGTTGATTGCTTACTCATTGGCTATTCCTCGTTTAGCTTCATTCTCGTGTATTCTGAATCATTCATTCCAGCCGCTTTTGCTTTAGCTTTCCACTCTAGCTTAGATGCTGCTGTACATCTTACCCGCCAATAACTTCCAATTACTTTATCTAGCGGAAGTTTATTGTGCTGATTACCCGCGTTCTTTGCTTTTTTCATAGTGCCTCAGTCATTAGTGTGTAGTCGTAATGTGCAATTTTACCATCTGACTGGTGTGCTGCGTGTATTATAAAGCCATTCGAACTATAAGCTACCCAACACTGCTTTGGCTCTGGCTTTACTCTGAGTGTCTGACCATTGCTAATCAAGCGAGCTATTCCGTCAGTAGTGGGGTTGTTAATAGTAATAAAATCGTTTTTGTATTTAAGCTGAATTTCTTTTTTAACTTTATTTCCTTGGAACACCGCTATTATTTCATCGTGATTCATTTTATTTCTCGGTTGCTTTATTCCATTATATAGATTTGTGGTAACAGGTCAATGGTTAATTTGCTTTATTTAACCCCATTGTTCAGCCATTGCTTGGGCCACACCTATGCTAGTAGTGCTTCTAACTTTCCACCGATTGGGGCCTGGTGATGCTCGATGAACCCATGACCATGCTTTGTGTTCTTCTGTTCCTAGCTTTGGCGGGTTAAGCTTATTTGTTGGGATTAAATCAGGTAGCCCATGCAATTCAAATCCTGTTGCCTTAAATGTTTCTTCTCCAAACCACCAAGGCTGTATCACTTGTCGAGCTATTGGCCCTATACGTTTTTTAGCGTATTTATGCATAATTGGGTTTTCAAGTGCTTTTTTTGGTATGTCTGCCAATGCTAATGCCCTGTAAAAAGCCGTTGCCTCGTCAAGCTCTTGCCACATTGCTTCAAGCGTTCGCCCTTTTGGTGGCTCATTTAACCACCTAACACCGCTATTAGTTAGCCTAGTACAAGGCGGGTGTGCAATCATCAAATCAAAACCATCGTTAATAATATCAAATACATTGCCTTGATAATGCGGGCCAGGTGAATCAGTCGGTAACAGGTCGCAACTTATAGCGTCATGGCCTCGCTTTATAAACTCGTTGCGTACCCTTCCGCTATATTCGCATGCTATTAATACTTTCATCGTACAGCCTCCCGTAATTGCTTTAAATTATCCTGTATTTCTTCTTCTGTCATTGTGCTTGTTTGATTGGCTATTTGCCTTTCTAAGTATTCTCGATAACCCTTGGCTAAGTGCTTTGGTAGATATTCTGTAATATGCTTTAACATTAAAACGACCCCCCTTGCAGATCCGCTATTTTCATTTGATCGCCAATCCATGCAAATTTAAGCTTGCCAGTTGGCCCGTGTCGGTTCTTATCGATTAATATTTCAATAATACCTTTTTCATTTGTGTCTTCGTTGTAGACCTCATCACGGTAAAGCATCATCACAACGTCAGCTTCTTGCTCTATGACACCAGACTCTAAAAGATCGCCCATGTGAGGACGCTTGTCAGGCCGCTTAGTAACTTCTCGCGATACCTGTGCTAATGCTATAACTGGAATATTTAGTTCTCTGGCAAGTGTTTTAAGGCCCGTCACAACGTCAGCAACTTCTAACCGTCTGTTTTCTGCCTTCGGGCTTTTGATTCGCTGAATGTAATCAACATAGACCGCTTGTATATCGTGAGTAAACTTCATTTGCCTAGCTTCACGCATTAGCTCACCAATCGTTATATTAGCCTTGTCATGGATTAATACATTGCGACCTTTAAGTTGTCCTAGTGTAGATATAAGCCTTTCTATATCGCCATTTTGGAAGTCAGCCTTTCTTACTCGATTAGCAGAAACACCGCTTTGTATTGATAATGTCCTAATTCCTATTTGTTCCATTGGTTGCTCAGTCGAAAAGAATCCAGCCGCGCAATTATTAGATAGCATCATGTTCATAGCAACTGCTGTTTTACCCATTGCTGGCCTTGCTCCAATAATATATAAATCTGGTGATTGGAATCCACCAATAGCGTCATCCAAAGCCTTTAAACCAGTTGTCAAACCAACAACACCACCATGCTGTGCCAACTCTTGTACTTTATCAATAGCAACTGTTAAAGCCTCAGTAATCGTGTGGGTGTGCTTTTTCTCAACCACTTCTAAATTCATTAATTCTTGTATGGCGACATCAGCATCATAATCTTCGCTCAAGTTATAACTGATCTTTGTTATTTCTCGCTTGCGATACTCGCGTATTATAATTTCTTGCGATGAATAGAAAAAAGAATCAACAACAGCCGCCTCCATCCAATTAGATAACTGATGTAACCAACCACCAGTAAACGAAGCATGGTAAGCATAAACGTTATTTTTTGAACTAGCATTTAACTCTGTCAAGCGATCCGCTACTGATATTAAATCAATCAGGTTATTAGATTGGTTCATATCCATAATCACATCAAATACAGTCGCGTGTGCTTCAATCATAAAACTAGCTTTCGTAGCTGTGACTTCAAGTAATCTCGCTGGCCTAGTTAGAATTGAGCCAATAAATACCTTTTCCGCTTCAGGCGCTTGCCATTGTTTATTCATGCTGGAAAATCCTTGTACGTTGATTTAGTGGGTTGGCTAAAACCTGTGCTATTTTTTGACCAGTTCCGAGCTGTGGCTTTCCAATCTTTCATTGAGTTGCGCCCAACCTTCCAACCGTTTGAATCATAGTGATCAAGAAATGATTGCGGATCAAAGTTTAATTGCTTTTCTTTCTTGTAGTCTTCCAATTCATTTAACAAAGGTTTAGCGAAGCGCTGGGGTTTGTCTTTGTTGTTTACATTGTTATCGTTGTTTACATTGTTGTTTGTGGTTATCCGTTGGTTACCCGTTGGTTGTTTGTTGGTTATCCGTTGGTTATCCGTTGGCGTTTTAGCTGGTTGCTGTTCTGGTTTAGTTTGATAAGACTCCCAGTTCATAAGGGTTATCAACGAATTCTTGTTGGTTGATTCGATGGTTATATCGTTGGTTGATTTTAGCTTGTTTAATGAAGTGCGCACCTGTTGCTCTGTCAGACCTGTTTCTTTAGCTAAAACCTTTCGCCCACTAATAAAGCTACCAGAAGGTATATAAATACCCTGCCATTTTTTAGCGGTGTGGTTGGCCCTGAGAAGGCAGTGAATAAACAAACGCGAAGTATTAATGTCATCGTACCACTCCCATTTTAAGAGCTTACGATGTAAACAAATCCAGCCACTCATAATGACTGACCGTGATTAGCATGAAATCCGTATTTAATATCCGCAGACTTGCGGGCGCAAACAGCATCAAAAAAGTCTTCATATATGCCAAGGTAAACCGTCTTATTGTCAACCGTAATATTAGCTACCCACTTGCCACGCGATTTAAACAAGTAAACGCCATTCACTCCGCTGGTATTGATAGCGCATAAACCTTTATTCCTGTGGTTTTCTTTATGGGTCACCAATCTAAGGTTGCTTATAGCATTGTTTAAAGGGTTTTGGTCAATATGGTCTATCTCCTCGGTAGGTTGATTACCATAATGTGATATCCATGCGAGTCGGTGAGCGTACCTAAGTTTATTTCTCACTAGGATTCTAGTGTAGCCGTCAGTTCGAATACTTCCCGCCAAACCTCCTTCCTTAGCATTTTGACTGCGGGTAACGCGCCAATGAAAAAAACCAGTATCAGGATCATAACGCAGGATTGAATCTAGGTATTCTTTTGTGATTTGGGGGTGGTTTTGTGCTTTTTTCATCGTGCTGTCTCCTTAGTAAACTCTCCTTATAAAATTAATAACGCAGACGGCCAAGGAGGAGGGAATGCAAAAACGGGGAGCTTATTCCCGTTTCGTCTGCGTTTATGTATTATACTAGAAATTTGATTCTTCAGTCAATTGGTTTTTTTTTTAAGGTGTGGTATAATTAAATTTATGGAAGGCGCTGCAAGGTTGGCTAGCAACACGGTTTGAACCCGTGAGTGTCCGAAAGGTCAGGGGTTCGACTCCTCCGCTTTCCTCCAAAATAGAGAGTAATCCATGATGGTGATTGGGTTTGTTTGCTAAACACTGCGAGCCTAACGGCTTACGGTTCGATTCCGTTGCTCTCTGCCAACGTCAAATTAACCCATTCGATTCCTCGGTCAAGTGGGTTTTTTATTGTCTATCTCCTATTGGTTGTCGGTTTTTGATCTTGATTCGGCAATACCTATTGCACCATCCAGCCATGACTGGTTCCCCATGCCATTATCGTTCATCTCAGTTTTTGCTTTTGTCAGAACGTTATACATCATTAACCATTCTAAATTTTCTATTTCTCGTGGTGTTAGAGAACGTAGTTTTTCACTTATAGTTGACATCATCTATCTCCTATTGGGGTTATTGGTCAATACAATGGATTGCATCCCATACGTCGTGGGTGCTTTTCATATTAATGACACCCTCTAAAAATAAAGGTGCATTTATTGTTTGAGTGTGTTTATAACCAATAGACTTTAGATTATCTAGTACGTTTTCAGCATCAGTTTGACCGCAAACAACAACCCCTTCTGTTTTATGCCGAAAAACATAAACCATTGCTTCTCTTTCTTTATTCATCATCTCTCTCCGTTAAATTTAAAAGAGCGCCAGGCCACTACGACCTGACACAAGACCACGTTAGTTGAGGATGGTGCTAACGTGGGTACTGCTAAAGCTGCTCGGTCATATCCTGAATAAATCTAGTTATCTTGTCGCCCTCAATTGCTTGTTTGAAAGCTGCTTCATAAGTGGCGTGATTTGCTGCGCTTGGATGGCCATCAGGGTAAACCACAATATAAATTACTTTAGGCTCTGGCTTGACTCTGTACTCGTAATCCACAAAATCAAAAGCTGCTGTTTGTTGCATTCTATTAATAAAATCATTATCGGAATAATGCGGCCTAAATTGAATGTTCTTTTTATCTATTCGACCCTGCACTACTGCAATAATATCTTCATCTGTTTGTTTCATTCTGACACCTGTGGTAATGTTGTGTTAATCCCAAACTATCAAAGCTATGGCAGTAAGAAAAGAGCCTGCTACCATGCTAATTCCTATTTTTAAATCTGGTGTTGGATCTAGCATTGCTGGCATAATTATAGTTCCAATTATAACTCCAATTATAATTAATATACTGTTAACCTCTATGCTTTTCATTTCAAATCCTCTGGATATTCTAATCTGATATTTAAGCGTAATGCTGCGCCCGTAATACCGTCAAATTGTTGTGGTAATAAATTCAGGTTATTGCAATTTATAGCCGATCCTCTTTCTGCATTACATTTACGACAAACCGGATCAACGTCTAGTGGCTTCATGTAATCCCTATGCTCATACTGCGATGCTACACCTCCACAGTCTACGCATTGTATAACCCCGTCTAGCTTCGGTAATATTCCATATCTAACAGCTATTGCAACAATACTATGACAGCCTCTAGCGCGATTTCCAGACGCTTTATATTTAAGATCGCATTCAACACAAGGTAGACACCTTTTAGCGCTACTACTTGCTCTTGATCTAGATATACATATTCCACAATCAATACAGTAATTAGGCTTATACCTTAATTTCTCTTTGCAATCCGTACAATATTTATGTTTGTTTGTGCTTGTTATGTCAATACCGCAAACATAACATGACTTAACTGTCCGTAGATTTCTACAATTTTCGCATTTTGTCGCATTCCAATGGGGATTTATAACAGGCTTAATATTGCATAATACGCATGTTTTGCTCATTTCCTCCTCCTTAAATAATTATAAAGAACATCGATTTTATCATTTGATTTATATTCGTTATTCTTTAGTTGATATAACCAGCTTTGCGTAAGCCCTGTTTCTTTGGCTATTTGTTTAACTGATAACCTTGTGTTCTGTATAAGGTGAACGGCCTTTTCTTTTCTTGTCATTGTGCTAATTTACAGCATCCTCAAATTAATTCAAGTTATATTTTACAGAATAGCGAAATAAATAGTTTACATCCAGATAAATAGAGCGCATACTAACCAAACATCAAACGAGGAAATAGAAATGAATGAATACACTATAAGACCACTTGGCGCACCACCACTTCCACGGATAGATATTGTCTTTGGTGAGAACATACATGCTGAAGCAGTATACGATTTTAACCACGAAGATTTAATTGAGTTGATTGCTTTAATGGCTCCAGTGGGACATAACGGAAGTAGCGTTAATATAATAGATGATTTAAGTGAATCAAGCATTGGTAAGGCGCGATTTGCTTTACGTGATGCAATAGACGAGGCTGAATAAATGACTGCCTACGACGAATGGAAATTAGCATACCCTGAAAAATGGGATGATGAAGACGAGCCAGAAGAAGGCGAGCTGACTGACGAAGAACGCAAAGAACAATATGAAGTTAATCAATGGGAGAGTAATAATGACTGATTTAATTACGAGAGAAGATTTAGCGTCAAGATTAGTAAAAGCTGGATGGTTGATTAGCAATGTTAAAAGCATTATGGACGAAGCCTTCCCGCCTAAGTTTGTGCCTAGAGTTGGTCAGGTTGTGCTTTGCTGGGATATGGATAACGCGGAATTTGTAGCCTATGAAAAATTTAAGGCAATGTCAGACAAAGGCGAATATATATGCACTCATAACCGTTGGGACGCTTGCAGGGCGCAAACAGCAGAAGAAAAGGGTGAGCTATGAGTGAATTTGATATCAGAGTTCAGCGCTTGATTAAGGCTGGCTATCCTAGCAATGTAGCTACACTAAAAGCCTGGCAGGAAGTTACAGACGCAAATAATGCAAAAGCTGAACTATTGGAGAAAGATGATGATTAAGCTAGCATTGCTATTTGGTCTTGTGCTAACATTATGTTTCAGCCACATCGGTATAAATTTAATTGGTGTTGCGCTGTTATTAATTGCAGTACTTAAAACTAACGAGGATATTTTGATATGAGTAAAATGAGTCAACACGTACTTGATGATGGAACGGACGAAGCTGACTATGCTCAGTTAAGCGAAGACGAGCAAGCCGAACAGGAGGAAATATAATGGACTTATTAAAACTAGCAGAGCCTTTGACTGTTGACCAGATTGATTTTCGCATCCAGTCAATTAACAAGGGTGGTTACGCAACTATACTGGCTTATAAAAACGCCAGATGTGATATGCAACGGCTTGATGATGTTTGTGGGCCGCTTAATTGGGAAAGAAAGCACACTAGGGACAATAAAAACTGTACTGTGTCGATTTATAACGAAGAAAGTAACCAATGGGTAGGTAAAGAGGATACAGGCACAGAGAGCAACGCAGAGGCTCAGAAGGGCTTGGCTAGTGATTCGTTTAAACGATCTTGCTTTAACTGGGGTATTGGTCGCGAGTTGTACGAATACCCAGTTATTCAAATTAAATTAAACCCAAAAGAATTTAAGGTTGACAATAATAAAGTAATGCCTACTTGGGAATTAAAATTAAAAGAATGGGTTTGGTACTCAGAATTTGAAGATGGCAAGATAAGTTTTCTAGCTGCCAGCGATGGTGTGGCAACTCGCTACAAATGGGGTTTAATGAAGTCAACAGAAGTTATTGATGACGTAATAGTTGAGCCAATTGAGACTATATCAAACGAACCATTAGACCTAGACAAAGTAAGCCGAGCCACAACGTACTTTATCAATCAGATCAATGCTGACGAAGACGAGGATGCTGTAGCGCCTAGAATTAAAGCCGCTTACAATCGATTAACCAATGATGAGCAAGTAGCTGTAAACAATAACCTGAAAGAGCATAAGTTTGAGAAACGCCAGCTAAATACAATACTCAAAGGTTTTTTAGAATATGAGTGTAATTAACTATTGACCTGTTAGCACATAACAGATACTATGGCAGTTCGCATTCACAATCGCAAGATTAGGAGTTATATTATTCGACAATTTAGCCGTTAGAAGCGGCCCAGGCACTAGACGGGTATTCTTTAAAGGTAGACGATGACTAGAATAATGCCAAGTTTGCAAAGCCGATTAAGTTCGGTTTTGTTGGTATAAAATCAATTAGAGTGTTTTGATTGTGGCTGTATTTGGTAAATTTTGACTGTATTTCTGTTCGATTCAGGCTTGTGATATTTGGTAAATACTTAGATGATATTAAGGTTCGATTCCTTGCCAGCCACATTCAAAGCACTTTACCAACTAACGGGGATAATAGAATGCTAGTTAAAGTATGGGAAGCTTACAAAAAAGACAGTCAAGACGCTTGCTGTTTTTTAACTAAAGAGCTGGCACAGAATCAGACTGTATTTGCAGATGTTGATCTAATTGCTGAGGCTCAAGCTGATTTGTCTGATGACGAAATAATGCGTTTAAATGATGGGCTACCCGTTTATTAACGGCATAGAGGATAATATAATGACTGAATTAATAGGGTGGGAGTTTGAGCATGAAAGGCAGTCTGTCGGCACTACCCAATTTGATTGGGTCTATTGGCATAAAGACTATGACGGTACTAACGGGCTATGTGGGCTAGGATCAAGCAAGCAGGACTGTATTGATCAAATTAAAGTAATGGATAAACAAATAATAGCTGGCTGCTTTTACGCCCATAAAGACGATTACAATAGACCAGAATAGAGTTTAAGCATGGAGCTGGGCCAGATACCTAGCGAAGTCCTGTTTTGTATCGGTACTCAACGAGAGTCTTTATAATAGCTGTAGAAGAACAGGCATTAATTTCAATTAGGCGAATGATATGGACACAGAAGACAGGCTAATGCGAGGGTATTACTACCCTCGTATTTATTTAAGGCCAGACTATATCAGCTACTTCTGTACCGTCATCTTCCGCTTGATTAGATTTAGCTCTAAC